TATCGGTCCATTTGATTTCATCTCGTGTGAGATGTTCGTACTCTTTATGCCGTGTGACGTTAGCCACTAGCATAACCCTTCCATCGTTGGCATGTGTAAACGAGAAAGCAATGGTATCACCTACCTCTGCTTGCTGTTTCAATACCCCTGCTGGAATATTGTAACGACAGTCTTTACGACCACCGTTACCTGTCACCTGATAGAATCGGATGACTGTTTCTGTACCGTCTGTAAATACCAACGGTAGCTCTACTCTCTTAGAAAAGTCTACGCCAAACAGACGGGCAAATGCTTTGAGTTCTTTGAAGCAATCGGGATTGCCTTTGGTAAGCATTGTTTTAGTTAGTTTTTTGTAGACAGGTGGTACTAGCTGCATCATTTTTGACCTCCCATTATTAAAGCTAGTCTGTGTTCTACTACAGATACATTACAAGCATCACATACTCGTCCATCGACTAATGGTTCTCCGTTGTGTCCTTCTCGCCAACCGATTGCATTAGGCTGTATGTCTTGGTGACACATTGCACATTTCAAAAATTTAATGTCTAAATTTTCCATTTCATCCTCCGATCTATGAATGGGTATATCCGTCAGTCTCAATCCCTAGCCACATACCACACCATTTTACCATTGCACAATTGTCCATACCTAAACCTGATTCAACGGTGCGTCTGAACTGCAGATAAGATAGACCTTGGTTATCTTGCAGCCATTTTATGTGCAGTGATTTTTGTTGCGCTTTATTTAGCTTCATTAGTTCTTCTTTGCCTCCATCTTATATTTTAAGCTCATTATTTCCCCTATGCTTTTTTTCCTTTCGCCTTCCTCTGGATCTTCGGCTATTGGGAAAAGGATTCGGCAGTGACCTACATCATCTTCTAAGATGTCCCATTTGTGCGTTGGGCAAGTGTCTAACCATTTCCAAAATTCTGATCTTTTCATTCTTCATCCTCTTTTTGTATCTGGTTTAGACTACGTTGGATTAAGAATTTAACGTGAACATATCCTCCAGACATAGAAGATATGGAGTTGGTAGCTGGAGAAGTTTTTAACCACTCCAAAAATTTTTCAAGTTCGTCTATTTGCATAGTCATGTCACACCTCTATTGGGTTTCTTGATTTAAGGATCTGCCAATCAAGGCAATTGTTTTCCATGAGTTCATTGAGGTAGTTGTAAACATCTTCATCTGAAACTTCATCTGCTTCAAATTCAAGCTCAATAAATACTCTAGTCATGCTTCCTCCTTAGTCCTAGCTAACTCTTTTATGAGTTTCCAAACTTGCTCGCCAGAGAAACACTCAAAAGGTTCCCAAACAAACTCTACCAAATGGTTATAAAGTTTTTCTTCTTCCCATGTGTCATAGTCTTGTGGCAGATGTAGTGTTAGGTATTGACCACTTGCCCAAATGATTGATTCTTTTTCTGCGTGATTCATTCTTACACCTCAAAAAGTTACACAGTAGTAAGCAGTTGTTTTAGGGTTAGCTGGTTGAGAATACTGTAGTGTCAGACCGCTTTCGTGATCGTCCCAGTTGCCGTCACTACGCCAGAAGAACTTTTCAGGGCAACGTTCTGCTGCACGGTTAAGCACGGCTACGATTATCTCATCGTATGGTCGCCTTCCTGTTTTACAACAAGCAAAGTCTTCTTCGTATGGGTAGAGAACAAATGTTTCATACCCTGCATCACCAATACCTTCGATAGATATAGAAGATCGTATGCGTTTTGTTTCTTTGCTATAGGGTGCTGGCATGTACATAGAAGTTTCAATATGCACTGGCACAGATGATCTGGTGCAGTAAGTGATGGCAGATTTACATATGTCTGCCCATTCATATGCCGTCATTGGCTGTGTGGTTTTCCAGTAATGTGTATAGCCCATCTTTAGTACCCCGCATTTGCTAATTCAATGTCTGCTGCTATCTCACGCATGTGTTCTTGCGCTCTGTCGTACAGCATTCCTAGTTGTTTATCGTTGGCGTGACCTGAGTTCTCTCCAAGAATATCTGCATTCATATGCCAAGGTCGGAGCCAAGTCCATATGGGATACTTTTCTTCTGCTTCTTCATCTGTGATAAAGATTCTGTAGTAGTACCAGTTCAGATGATGTAGTCCTCCTTCATCTGCGTAGTAGTCCCAGATGATTTCACCGTCCCAAAACTTCTTATGGCTTTGAGAAATAGTTGGAAAGGGAGGTGTGTTGAGTATATTGAGATCCCTTTTGCTAAATGTTACTTCGTCACGAAATGTACCTCTGAATCCTGAACTAAGGACCAACTCATTGTGAGCGTTCAAGCAGTTTCTTATTTGTGCTTGGACAACTGGATTGCCATACTTGTAAGATGGTCTGGATGGATCTAATGATGGATCTTTCTGACGTAACAGTTTGATTAGCTTGATCATTTGTTCGTTGACGTTGTATATCTTCATAGGAGTTTCCCCAAAAGTGTGAGTATAAGAGCTACACTAGCACCAGCACCAAAGGTCAGAGCATATTTCAATGCTTTAACTTGAGAGGCTTTGATCTCTGCTTTGACCTCTTTGAGAGCTTGTGCTTTCAAAGTTTCTTTTGTTTTGATCGTTTGCTTAGCTTGTTCATAAGCTAATTTCTCATCTAAATATTCACCATCTTTGAACGATGGTATTGAGGATAAAGAAAGATCCGTTGCATGTTCTGCAAAATCTTTGACACCTTGCGCTACCTTACGGACTTCTCTTTTAATACCTCTTCTAGCGTCCCTGTATTTTTTGTCTTTTTTAGCTGTCTTTCTTATGTATAGCGCAGCTACTTCTTCAAACTCTTCTCTGGTAGCAATTCTCCATATTGCTCTTTCAAGCTGCACAGTTTTAGTGTACGGCATGTTGTAGTTGAGCTTTTCCGTTGGGTTTGTTTCATCAACGGGGGCATCGCGTCTTATATAGCCTCGATAAAACAAGTCACGCAAACGTGCAGTTATATCACTGGCACTGTTGCCGTATTTGTCGAGGCGAATAGGGCGTATACCTGATGGCATCTCACCACTTGCTTCGATGCAGCCAAGCATAAAAGCTACATCTTTTACTGTGCCACTGTGCGAGGTACTGCATTCGTACAATGCTCTGTACATTACATACAGTTGAGTGTATGGATTGTTAGGACGAGGAGCTAAGTCCTCTTCGTTTTTGTACCAGTTTGATTCCTTTCTTTCCAAGTGCATACTTTCCTCCTGAAAGTTATGAATGAATTACTGGGTTTTGACCCACATGAATTTACGATAGGGAAAGCTGGTAGTCTTGACGAACTTTAGCTCCTCTTTCGGTAACGCTTTCTTAGCAAAGAATAAGAAGATAGATACGATAGCACCAGCCACAAGGCCAGCCATCATACCTGAGAATGTACCCAAGAAAATCCACACAAAGAAGAATGTGATGATGACATCAAGGGCGATGTCGAATTTAACTACTCGTTTCAGATTGAACTTCAACAGTAGAAAGATCATACCAATTGCTGCGATTGTACCTGCTAGAAACATTTTTACTCCTCCTAGAGTTCTGCATTAAATGAACATTCATTGTTTTCTTTCACGCACTTTAATATTTTGTTACCAAGCTCAAGTCGTGCGTACCATTCAAGAAGCTTGTTTGTTTCTTCTTTCGATATATTTAGAGTGTCTTCTAAAAGTTCTTTGTTATACATTTCTCTTTCATTAAAGAACTTGTCGAGTTTTGCTTTCATACCACCAAGTTCTTTTAAGCACGTATCAATACCGCTTTGGATTTTTGGTAGATCGTCTTCTTGAAAGTAGTAATTTAAGTAAGGAGTTTCTCCTTTTACGCCAAAAAAGTTTGCATCGTTACTGGGTTGCACGCCAAACCAAAACTTTCCTTCGATGTCTCCATCATAGTATCTACCCATTTTTATACCTCCAATTTTAATTGTTCCATTACACCTCGTCTTACAAAGTGCGTATCAAAGTCACTCCAATCACTTGCTATCTCGCACGCCACTGCTGCCTCTACATCAGCTTTTGTGTTACCTAGCCATGCATTACATATGTCTACAATGTAGTCAGGCATGTAATCCATGTACTCAAGCATTGGATCACCATCACGATCAATGAATCCTGTCCGATCATTGGTGTAGTTGTAGTAAAAGAATCTGTGCTTTATTGATTTGCTAGTGGCACGTTTGTCTCCAATGTGCTGACACAAGTTTCGTATTGCTGTTGCTGGATCAATGTCGCTCATCATAACCTCCAAGCATAGTCATAAGTTCAGTGCGTAGGATGGCACGCACAGTTTCTACTCCCTCATCCGACTCAAAGAACAGCTTAACGATATCTCTCATATCTAATGTCTCACCATTTTCAGTCTTGATTTGGATAGTAATTTCTTGTTTCATATAGCCTCCAGTAAAAGGACCCGTCTGACAGGTAGAGATATAAGTATAGGAGTTATTACCAATTTATCACTCATATCTAAGGAGCCTACTGCCAGACGGGATAACTTCTACGCTGCGTCTTTACCAGCCATGCGCTCACGTATCCTGTCCATCAAGTTTTGTTCAGCGTTGGACTCGCGTAAGTTGGTAGCAATGGTATCCATCTGGTTCAATGCATCAGTCCAGCTGCATGTCTCAAAGGCAGATACCCAATCGTCATACACAGCACCTGTCTCTTCATCAATCTTCTCAACCTTGACTCGCTGCCCGAACAATACCAACGGCTCGATGTCACCAAGGTAATCACATTCCTCACACAATACAGAGTGCATAGCTGCCATATCTGCAAAGTCGGATAGGATGACATCGGGGATACGATCACGAGACACATAGGATTCGCATCGTTCTTCTGCAACGTCTTGTGCAAAGTCGATGCCTGTTGTACCTCGTACCTCTTCTTCCTGGTCTTGCTTGGTCTGAGCGATGCCTTGCGCTCTCGCCAACCAGCAAGCTTTGTTCATCACTCGCTGTGTGAAGCTGAGTAGTGCTTCTGGTTTGGGGCCAACGTAAGGACCAGTGGCTTCGTTTGCACCTCTGCGTGCATCACGGAAAGCATTGAATGCCACTGCAATCTTCATTGGCACTACGTCATCGGGTGCGTACTGCAAGATGGTATCAGCCAGCAGTGCATCGTTGGTATAGCTGTTCTGAACATCTCTCTTCTCAGATATTTGGTTCAGTGCTGCTAGTAAAAACGTACAAGTATCTTTGGTCATAGGTGGTTTACTCCATTAGTATCAATATTCACAAGGGCATCAAACTCTACCCTTGCATCTTCACGCATCAATAGTTCATCGATGCTTACACACACAGGATCATCTTCTACAAGATCATCCCAGCTAGTTCTTAACTCAAGATTCAAAATCTTTACCACTACACACTCTCCTTCTGTGCTTGTATCTCCGTTTCATGGAAGCCCCAACCTTTCATAACTCTATCGAGGCAGTTAAATGCAAACATTGATTCACGTTTACATATGCTGGCAACACTGTGGTAGTAGCTGCCTTGGCTCTTGTCTAAATCTTCTGAGCAATAGTTTTCTTCGCCTAGCTTGTAATACTTTTCAGCTTTGGCTTTCTTTGCTTTACCAAGACGTTCAAGCTCTGCAACATTGCCTTCTTTGGCAAGCAAGCTGCATTTGTCTTTGAACTCCTCGTAGAAGATTTGGATTCTTGTTGCTTTTGGTTTCTCTCCGAACAATGGACTGAGAGTTGTTATGATGGCTCGATCAACCATTTGCTTCTCCTGTATCTGTAGCACGTTCAACGTACTCCCCTTTCTGGAAGTCATAGTCCTTGCTGAAGAAGTCTATTTGTCCCTCAAGCTCTTTGATTTTTTGTCTCAAAGTGACGCTACCTTTTGCGTCATGGCATATTTTTGCCGTCTTCAGGAAGCCCATCACATCCAATATGGCTTGGTGGTATCCTGCTTCTCTGCTTAGTGCAAGCAAGAGGTCATCTTGTAGCCCTTGGTACTCTTTCATTTTTTCGATTTGATCACTCATTCTTTTGCTCCTAGTAATTAATATTCTGAGTTGCTTGCAATTTAGCGTCTATACGCTCTCGTATTTCTGCCAAGCGTTCATCGCTCAAATCTAATACTTGAGCTATGATAGAAGTGGTTAGTGGGCCATGTTTGGGATGAATGCAATCGGTTGGGTGGTCTAAAGCGAACTCTGCTATTTGTAGGATTTCGAGTTCTATCATTTGATCTTTTGTCATTTACTGCTCCTTACATATAAAACAATTGATGTAAAAGACACACCAAACTTCAGCCGAGAAACGTTCATCAGTGGTTCAGTGTCCCGTTGTTGTGTGTCTTATTTGGTGCTGTGTGTCTGGATGTGTGCCACATGTGTGCCAGCTTTTTCTTAGTAAAATCAACTGTGTGCCATGTGTGTCTACTTTTTCTTTGGTTTTCGTTTTTCTAAAAAACTTTGTAAAAACAGGTCCTTTGAAACAAAAAACCACCTGTATATACCAACCAACAAACAAAAAACCTGACACACACGACACACATTTTACAAAGTGCATAGGAATCAAGGGGTTATGTGATTTGTAGTTGGCACACACGGGTGGCACACACTTGGCACACATGGCACACGGAGGCGCACGCTCGGCAGCGTGGGGCTGTGGTCCATAGGCACGCACATCCTGCCCCCTCCCCCGTAAAAAGGGGCTTAGCGCCCCCCGTCTACGTAGTTAGAAGCATCGACATAAGCCGATATATTAGTGGAATCTTCGATCTCATCGAGAGAGTCATCAATGTCCCATAGCAGCACACCGATTAAGCCCAGTAGTACGTCGCCTGGGTTCTCTTTGGCGTATTGCCACGCTGATTGTGCGTATGGCTTGGCCTTAGTTGCAGCCACAGTTGCTGCTGCCTTGACCTTTGGTCCATACTTCTTTATCACTTCGTCAACTTTGTTGCTTTGGTTCTCTGTTTCTTTAGCCATTCTCTAGGTTCTCCTTTATTACCACGAATGTAACGACCATTGATGTGACTGTTCCTGCTGTAGCTATCAAGCAGAAGAACAGTGCTAGTATTGGTGACGTACTCCACCACACCTTACCTACCGTGATTATCATCATTAAGCTAACCACTGTAGAGGTAATGAATGGTAGCGCCACCGCTAAGAACTCTTTCGTAAAATCTTGCATTGTCATCTCCATAAAAATTGTAAGTTCACTACACACACTAAACTTCAGCCGAGAAACGTTTATCAGTTAGTCGGTGAAGTTGAATCGCACGCACATCCTCCCCCCAACCCCGAACGGTTGGCCTACTCGGGATGAGTAGACCTTGGGAACAACGTCCAGCGGCAGTAAGCCATGCAGCACTTTCGCATGGCTTCGCCCATTTCTACGTCACGACCTAGATGACCTTGGTATAACGCATACCATTCACCGTCCATCTTTAGTAATTTCATTTGAACCTCCTTGGCCCCTCAAGCGAGGGACCGTGTTAGTGGGTTGATGTTAGGAAGCTGCCTTCTTAGCGGAGTCTGGCTTCCATGTGTTACGCTTAGCGTAGAGTTTGCCTTGCTTAGAAACGCAGATGTCTACGTTGAACCACTCTTCGCCTTCTGCCTTAGCGTCTTGCAGCTGCTTGATCAGAGTGTCGATCTTGATGCCGAGCTTCTGCTTGATCCACGAGGGTCCCTTTGCGCTGACTGCGTTGACGACCATTCCATCTACGAACTCTACTTCTTTCTTATCTGCCATATCTGGCTCCTTATCAGTTACGAGCGAACTTGCTCACAACAAACACCATACTTAGAACGAGGGACGAGTTCTTAGGGGGTTACTGTGCGACAAGGTTCCAGTTGGCGACGCGATACAAGGTTCCACAACTGTAGAAATCGGGGAACGGTGTAGCGGATGGCAGAAGGGGGAGATGATGTCTCAGCGATTCAGAATAAATTTTCAAATTTTTTTCTGCAAAATTTTTCCTAGACCCTTGTGCATAATAGGTTCTTGTGTATAAGATGCGCTGATGAGCGAAGTGGAGAACCCCTTATCCGCTGATTTGGCAGAAATGCCTCATGCTGAGTTTGAATCTCATGTTCCTTACATGGGCCTACAGCTTGGCGAGTTGACCGTGCAGCAGGAACGGCTGGTGCTAATGATTAGCAGTGGCATGACAGTGGCTGCAGCAGGTAGATCAGCAGGGTATGGCACGTACACCGCTGCGCTCAATGCATCAAAGTTACCGAAAGTAGCTAAAGCACTAGAGTATTTTCGGGAACAAATGCGAGAAGAAGTCAGATTTAGTCGCAACAACGCACACCAGATGTATATGGAGGCATATACTGCGGCAGCGAATGCAACAGAGATGAAGAACACAGTAGATTCTTTGGTCAAGTTGCACGGGCTAGGAGAGCCAGATAATGCTACGCAGGTGAACATTAGCATTAATACGACTGCTAAGCAGTTGGAGCGACTGACTGATGAGGAATTACTGGAGATTGCAGGGAGAGAAACTGCGTATCTGGAGCCTAAGTGATTAAAAAGCAGTGCAACGTTTGCACCAATTTTCACGTAGAAACTCTGTTTAGTGGCACAGATGGCGTTTGCGTCTACTGTAAAGCTGATCGAACAGAGTCACTTCCTGCACCAGCACCCACTCAAACAGAAGAAATAACAGAGGAGCTAAGTGTTGAAGACAAAGCAAGAAAAGAACTCGCACTCCGAATCCTTACTCGCAAGAGGCTACTCCCGTTTGTCGAGCGTTTTAACGCAGATTATCAAGCAGGGTGGGTTCATAAAGATATTTGCAGACGCTTGGAACAATTCAGTCGGGATGTGGTGGCGAAAAAGTCTCCAAGGCTTATGCTCTTTATGCCGCCTCGTCATGGAAAAAGTACGCTTGCATCTGTCTCCTTCCCAGCTTGGCACTTGGGCAGGAATCCTGAACACGAATTTATCTCGTGTTCGTACTCAGGCTCGTTGGCTATGGGATTCAGTCGTAAAGTTCGTCAACTATTGCGTGAGCCAACTTACAAAACAGCGTTTCAAACACGCCTTGACCCAGATTCGCAGTCGGCTGAAGCGTGGCTGACTACAGGCGGTGGCGGCTATGTGGCTGCAGGTGTTGGCGGTGGTATCACAGGTAAAGGAGCGCACGTTCTCGTTATTGACGATCCTATTAAGAACCGTGAGGACAGTGAGTCGGAGAATAATAGATCGGCTAACTGGGATTGGTACACTTCCACAGCCTATACCCGATTGGCTCCTGGTGGGGGCATTCTGGTCATACTTACTCGTTGGCATGACGATGACTTGGCTGGGCGATTGCTTAAAGCGTCTGATGAGGGCGGTGACGTTTGGGAAGTTGTACGCTACCCTGCCATCGCAGAAGAGAAAGAAGAATATCGTGATCATGGAGAAGCACTCCACCCAGAAAGATACAGCTTAGAAGCTCTGAGCCAGATTCGCAGTGCAGTGGGGCCTCGTGATTGGTCTGCGCTGTATCAGCAGAACCCAGTATCAGATGATGGCGAATACTTCACTCGTGAGATGATTCAGTATTATGATATGGACGAAATTGACCTAGATGCTATGCGCTACTACTGCGCTTGGGATCTGGCGATAGGAAAACGTGACCGCAACGACTATACCGTAGGCATGGTCATAGGAGTCAATGACATGGACGAACTCTTTGTTATTGATGCGGTGCGTGGTAGATTTGACGGTTTCGAGATCGTAGAGCGCATACTTGACCTCTATGAAGAATGGAAACCTTCAATGGTGGGCATTGAGAAAGGACACATTGAAATGGCATTAGGTCCGTTTTTGGAGAAACGGATACGGGAGAGAGGATTATACGAGATATATATCAAGGACTTGAAGACAGGTAGAAGAGACAAAGAAGCTAGGGCAAGAGCAATACAGGGACGGATGCAACAAGGAATGGTGTATTTCCCTAAAGATGCGATCTTCACAGGACCGCTAGTTGCAGAGCTATTGCGTTTCCCAAGCGGCATACATGATGACCAAGTAGACGCATTGGCGTGGCTGGGTCTGATGATGACTGAATTTTCTAGCTATCAAGCCCCTGTAATTCATACACCCAGTTGGCGTGACAGGTTAAATTACATAATGAAGCCTGAACGAACCAAGTCATCGATGAGTGCATAACAATGGCTTTTAAAATAGCAAAGTCACCTGATGAGTATTTAGAGTTTGTTAATAAATACCACACAGACACAGTTGCTCAGAAAAAAGTTCGTAGAAATGAAGACGGCACTCCTACAACAGCTATGGCAACAGGCATAGAAGTAGACGGGTATATTGCCACTGTTCCTGCTTACAACAGGGACACAGGACAAGTAATTACAGATCGTGCTAAGTTAAAAGAAATGTACGAGCCAAAAATTAGATCAGGCGAAATAGCTGTAGTCCCAGTAAAATTTTCTGGGGCAAGAGATAAGCACCCTGCAAATTTATGGCCTCAACTTAACAAGCAAAAGAATGCACAGTTGTATGATCCAGCAAAAGCACTAAAAGCAGTTAAATATGATTTTGTAAAAAAACTGGGTGATGTCCCGTTAAAGTGAGTGCATAACAATGGCGCAGATTAAAAGTAGAAATGTTTCTCCAGCAGAAGAGCAAGAGATTGCAACAACGCAATGGAGTCGATACACCAGAGCAAGAGACAATGGGCATCTCGATTACATTGAGATGGCAAAACGATGCGATGCTTTCTATAGAGGCGATCAATGGGACGAACAGGATATAGCGAACCTTGAAGCAGAGGGCCGACCTGCATTAACAATTAATACTATCTTACCTACTATCAACACCGTCTTAGGTGAGCAAGCCACTCGTAGGGCCGACATTAAGTTTAAGCCCAGAAGGGGCGGTGACAATGAGATTGCGATAACACTCAATAAATTGTTTATGCAGATTGCTGATAACAACAAGTTGGATTGGGTGGAGCAGCAGGTATTCAGTGACGGCCTGATTATGGACGGGCGTGGGTACTTTGATGTGCGTATGGATTTCAGTGATCACGTTGAAGGTGAGATACGCATCACCGCAAAAGACCCCCTTGATATATTGATTGACCCTGATGCCAAAGACTCTGACCCGACAACTTGGAATGAGTTTTTTGAAACTCGTTGGATGACGCTTGACGAGATACAAGAGCTATACGGCAAAGACAAGGCAGAGAAGATCCGTTTTGTCGCTGAGAACGGCAACAGTTATGGGCGTGACAGTATTGAGTATGAAGAAACTCGATTCGGTGATCTTGACCCGACTGATGACTACTTTGGGTCAGGCGTGCCAAGTGAAGATGACTATAGAAATGTGCGCTCCGTTAGAGTCATAGAACGGCAATACAAAAAGCTACAGCGTGTTGATTGTTTTGTTGACCCAAACACAGGGGACCAAAGGGACGTACCTGAAGCATGGGGCGATAGAAAGACTAAACAGTTTGCAAAAAAATACGGATTAAACGTTATTTCTAAAGTTAAGCGCAAGGTCCGTTGGACAGTGACCGCTGACAGAGTGGTGCTGCATGATGACTTCTCTCCTTACAACGACTTTACGATTGTGCCTTTCTTTGCGTATTTCCGTAGGGGCCGTCCGTTTGGCATGGTGCGTAACTTACTGTCACCACAAGAACAACTTAATAAGATTGCCAGCCAAGAACTACATATTGTTAACACCACTGCAAATAGCGGCTGGATGGTAGAAAGTGGCTCATTGGTTGGTATGCAAGCAGATGACCTTGAGGAGCATGGTGCAGAAACAGGGCTGGTGCTGGAGTACAACCGTGGCTCTACCCCTCCTGTAAAAATCCAACCAAATCAAATACCTACGGGGCTAGACCGAATCGGGCAGAAAGCTGCTGCGAACATACAGACGATCTCTGGTATCAATGACTCTATGTTGGGATCAGACTCCGCTGAAGTCAGTGGCGTAGCGATCCAAGCAAAGCAGAATCGTGGAGTCATAATGATTCAGGTTCCGCTGGATAACTTGCGAAAGACTCGTCAGTATCTGGCAGAGCGTGTGCTTAATTTGTTACAGACCTTCTACACAGAAGAAAGAATTATCATGGTGACAAATGAAGACATGCCAATGGAGCCAAGAGAAGAAGTAGCAATTAACGTTGAAACTCCTGAAGGGCAGATTATAAATGACCTGACGCTAGGTGAGTATGACGTAATTGTATCGACTGCCCCTGCTCGTGACTCGTTTGATGAGGTGCAGTTTGCTGAAGCACTTAACCTACGGCAAGTGGGTGTGGCGATACCTGATGATGCGATTATTCAATATTCGCATCTTGCTAAGAAAGAAGAGTTGGCACAACGCATCCGTACAATGACGGGACAAGAACCGCCTACTGAAGAACAAGCGGAAGCAATGGCGATGCAACAAGAACTTGCTATGCAGCAGGTGCAGCTTGAGCTTGCTAAGATGGAGGCTGAAGTTCAGAAACTCCAATCAGATACAGCAGTTAATATGTCTAAGGTTCAGGATACGGCTCAAGTTCAACCGCAAATGAAGATAGCAGAGCTTCAAGCCAAGATGCAAATGAAGCAGGAAGAACTTGAACTGCGTAGACAATTATCAGCAGCAACGAATCAAGTTAGAACAAATCAACAAAACACCAGCGCAGCTGCACGTATTGCTGCTACAGCAATGCAGACGGCTGCAAAGAAATCAACGCAGACTGATATACCTAATATGCGTACCCCAGAAAATTTACCTAACTAAAGGACTATTCAATGAGTGAACAAGCTAAAGATACAACCGAAGAAACAATCAAGTATGAGACTATGCCTGGGGCTGATGCGATAGAAGCGCAAGAAGGTGATGATCTTGATATGAACTTTGCTTTTGGCGAAGAGACTGAAGAAGCTGAAGTAGAGGAAGAAACAGAAGCTGAAGTAGAGGAAGAAACAGAAGCTGAAGTAGAGGAAGAAACAGAAG